ATCCTGAGCGCGCGGGCGAGTTCGCGAACGCCCATGCCTGTGGCCGCTCTCGCCGCTCGGAACGCCTCGGCGGTCAGGGTGGCGACCGTGGGAGGGCGACCCACGGGCAGCCGTCGAAGGTCGACGGGGTATCCGTGCCACCCGTGGGGGAGGATGGCGCCGACGTGGAGCTGCCGCCCTGGGCGCGTGCGGTGGATGGTGCGGAGGCGACCGTGCGCCTGACCGAGCTCGGCCGCCGCGAGCGCGTCGCAGCGTCCTTCGGGGTCGAGGGCGAGGTAGGCCGCGCGTGCGGCCTGGTCACCGAGGTTGGGGCGGGGGTCCAAGACCGTCACCGTACCATCGCACCCCGCCATCACGTCAAGACCTCGCAGGGCGCCGTAGTGCCCGACGAGCAGATCGCCTGTGAATCCCGCGAGCAGGGGGCCGAGGACGGCCAGCGCCCTGACGAGCCCGGCGCTGCTCTGCCCGGCCTGCGCCCACGCGTCGCGGGGACCGGGGGCGTCAGGGTCGCGGGCGTGCGAGAGCGCGGCGGCGAGCACCTTCGGGGCGATCAGGCCGATGCTCGCGCACGCTGGGTCTTCGGCGATCCACGCGAAGACGGCTCGGAGCGCGGGGAGCATCGCCGTCCAGTCGGGGACGCCGCGCGGTAGCCAGGCGCCATAGGTGGCGCGGGTGACGAGGATCGACCGGGCGATCGGTGCGCCGTCCACCACGTCGAGGGTGACGACGCGCGGGGCAGCGCCGAGGACGTAGGTGATCGCCGGGAGGTGCAGGTGCACGTCCGCGTCGAGGATGACGACGGGCCCCTCGTGTCGCAGGGCGCGGAGTAGGTGGGCGTCGAGCCCGACGACGGTGACGGCCCGCTCGCCGTCGTGCTCTGTGAGGGTCGCCGCGTAGGGCTGCGCGCTGGTGACGGCCCGGTGCAGGAGCCCGAGGACGCGGGACGCGGCGCCGAGCTCGTGAGCTCGCGCCGGGTTGCCTCGCGCCCTCGCGACGGAGGTCCACAGGAGCGGGGGCGCGGGAGACGTGGCGCCTTGGGCGATGGCTGCGGCGACCCCCTGGAGGATCTCGTCAGCGGTACCGGGTGGCGCGCCGAGAGCGATCGCGTCGCTGACGTAGGTCGGCGCTGTGCTGACGTCGGCGGTGGTGACCCACGTCGCGAACGCCGCGACGGCTGGGGTCATGGCGTCGGCGAAGCGCGGTGCGAACGCGTCGAGGTATCGGGCGGCTGTCGCGAGGTCGTCGAGCGACACGCGCTCGCTGAATACGGGGTCGGTGGGTTCGTCGACGACGAGCGTCCCCGCCGTGCCTGCGTACCCGATCAGCGGCGAGACGAGCCCGTGCACGCCGACGACGAGGGAGCCTCGCTCGGCCCCCTCCTGCCCTGCGTAGGCGGGGCAGCGGTCGCGCTCAGAGCACGGTTCTTTGCCGCGCCCGTCGCAGAACTCGCGGTGCACCGACTGCCCGCCGGCTGCGAATGCCTGCGCGGCGTCGCTGTAGATGCAGGTCGGTGTGCCGTCGGGGCGTCGGTGGGACACGGGCGAGAAGATGCGGAGGCTGCGGTCAGGCCGCTGCGCGACGATCTGGCGGGCGAGGTCGTGCCGGGGGACGCTGAGTGCAAGCCTGCTCCCCGGGCGCGCTCGGGCTCCCACGTCGGGAAGGGTGTCGCTGTGGGCGAGGACAGCGCGGGTCTTCCCGGTGCCGGGTGGCGCGGCGATGCAGACGACGCCGTAGGCTGCGGCGATCTCGCGCTGAATCGTGGCGACGGCCTCGGCGGCGGTGACCCGGACGGGCGCCGGTCGGCGGAGCTGCGCGAGGACGGCGGCCTCGAGCCCGGAGGTGGTGGTGCGGTCCAGCGCCTCGGCGACGGTGGGGTGGGCGTTCGCGAGCGAGTGATACCCGAGCCCGATGTCGCCCGCGGCGTAGCGCGTGACGACCCAGCGCCCGATCTCGGCGCGGTTCTGCGCGAGGGTCTCCCATGCGCCGCCAGTGTGGTCGACGCGGCACGCGCGGGCGAGGATCGCGGGCACGGCTTCGAGCGGGCAGTCGCGGGCGCAGAGGGCGCCTGCAAGCGCGATGTAGCAGCGGCGCCAGTCGACGTGCGACGCGCCTGCGATCGAAGCACGCACCTCGTCGCGAAGCGCGGCGCCGAGGGCGTCGGCGACGGGGTGCCAGTCGTCGGGGACGGTGTCGACGTAGACCGGGACGATGGGTGCCCTCGACGAGGTGGCGCGCGTGGGTGGGGTGCGCCGTGGCAACGCCCGCCTGGCCGAAGGGAGAGCGGGTGGCGGCTCGGCGGGGACCATGCGGGCGAGGTCGCGCCAGTCGGAGGCGACGACGGCGCCGGCGTCGCGTCGGTGGTGAGGCGTTCGCATCAGCCGCGTCCAGTCGTGGACGGCTGCGGTCGAAGGGTCGGCGCCGACTGCGACGAGCGACGCGAGCCACGCGGCGAGTCGAGCCTCGGCCTCCTCGACGACGAGGGGCGTGGCGAGCGGCTGGAGGATGCGCGCGCCCTTCGGGGAGAGGTACACGCCGCACGTCGCGAGCGGCCCGTCGGCGCGCGCCCACACGTCGTGGAATGCGGCGAGCGTTTCGGGGGTCCAGGCGACGTGACCGGGCGTGTCCCAGTCCGCGAAGTAGAGCGTCGTGACGACCTCGTAGCCCTCGGCGCGAAGCCACGACAGCGACCCTTTCAGGATGCGCGGCTGCGTCGGGAGCGTCACGCCGTCGCGCGTCAGGGCGTAGCTCGCGAAGTGGGCCTCGGTGGTGTACCGGGTGGCGAGCACGTCTTCGAGCCGCGTGCGGGTGAGGTGCGCCCGGATTCCGTGGGTGTTCTCGTCGCTGCCGGGTGGTGCTCGCCAGTCGCCGCTGTGCGGCCCTGGGCAGGCGTCGCGTCCCTTCGCCGTGTCGGCGGCACAATACGACTGCGGAGCGCCGGGACCATGGGCGCCGCGCAGGCGATTGCCGCGCGAGGCGTAGACCGGCGTGTCGAGTGCAGCTTGCAGCGCGGGGGCGTCGGGTGTATCAGGTGTCATCGGCTGCGACCAAGCGCAATAGTCGATCAACCCCCCGGCGCTTCGCAGGCGCGCGGGGGAGTTCTACTTTCGGGGTACTTCACAGCGCGTGCGGTGTCAACGGGGCGGCGTTCACAGCGCACCGTCGATCGCGTCGAGCAGCGCGGTCACGACGACCCCGGCTTCGGACATCCTGACGGTGGTGGTCTTGCCCTTCAGCGGCCAGTCGCCGCGCCACAGGCCGAGTCGAAGGAAGTCCCTCCCCTCGTAGGCGTGCTGCGACACCCGGAACTCGGTGCCATCGCCGCGGGGGATGCGCGCGTGCACGACCCCCTGATCGGGAGTGGCGGTGCGCGGTCGCGCGTGGGCTGCGGTGTGTGCGGCAGCGCGCTCGCGCGGGGTCGGGGTCGGCTGATCGCTCATGGTCGATGTCTCCTGTCGTGGATCGCGGCTCGGATCGACTCGACGCCCGCGGCGACGCTGGCGGCGGGCGATACCCGCGGGTCGTGTCGTATCTCTAATGCGATTGCGCCGAGTGCCGCCCACCGCGCGCGCCAGTGGGCCTGCTCTGCTGTGGTCCGGGTGCGTGGCCCCTTGATCTCCACCTGAAGCATCCATCCCTCGGGCGCGACGCATCCCACCAGATCGGAGGCCCCAGTTGGGGCGAGTTCCATCCATGTCCCCTTGTCGGTGCGCACCTTCCCGCTCTGCTGCCGATAGAGGGTGACGCCGATGCGTGCCTCGGTCAGCGCGAGTCGAAGCGCGTTTGAGAACTCCTGCTCGATCACGCCGACACCGGGTAGTGGACGTGCTCCACGGCCGAGAACGCAGGCCACGCGCCGAACTTCGCTTTGTACTGGTGTCGCGCGGCGCCGACCTTCCAATGATGGCGCGCGGCGTTGGCGACGACGGCCGCGTACCACTCGCGCCTGACGGCAACGGGTGCCGCGCTCGCGGGCTGCACTTCGACAAGCGTGCCGTCGACCTCCTGCGGCCCCTCGCGCTCGGCTGCGGCGAAGACGTGCCCGCACTCGGGGCACACGCGGGTCGCGGTCGCCAGCGCGGCGAAGCACCCTGGGCAGGTCTTGACCGGCGGCGCGGTCGGGCGCTTCTTCTTCGCGTCGAGGCTCCACTCTTGATCGTCTTGCGGAAAACCGTGCGCGATCACGCATCCGCCGTGGTCGAGGATCAGCGCCGAGACGTCGGCCCAGGGTCGCAGCCCACGGCCCGCCATCTGGAGGTACAAACCCTTGGCGCGGGTCGGGCGCGCGAGCACCACGCACTTGCAGCGCGGGAGGTCCCAGCCTTCCGTGAGAACGCCCATGTTCGACACGACTGCGGTTTCTCCGCTGGCGAGCCGGGCCAGGATAGCGTCGCGCACGTCGCTCGGCGTGGTGCCGTCGAGGTGCTCCGCTGCGACGCCGGCTGCGACGAATCGCTCGACGACGGCGCGCGAGTGCTCGACGCTCGCCGCGAACACGACCGTCGTGCGGCCCTCCGCGTGCTGCTGCCAATGCTCGACGATGTCCCCGACGAGCTCGCGCGTGTTGACCGCGGCGTCGAGCGCGCCGAGGTTGTAGTCGCCGCCCGTGGTCTTGATCGCGGTGAGGTCGATCGGGTGGCGTGTCGAGAACACGCGCGGCACGGTGAGGTATCCACCCTCTGCGAGTTCTCGGAACGTCGCGACCTGTGTCAGCGCGGCGAACGCGTCACCAAGCCCGCGCCCGTCGCCGCGGCAGGGCGTCGCAGTGAGTCCGACGACGGCGGCATCAGGGTACGCGGCGAGAATCGTGGCGTATGAGGTCGCGGTGGTGTGGTGCGCCTCGTCGACGAAGACGACGTCAGCGGGCGGCTTCGCGCGGCCTACGAGCGTCTGCACGCTGGCGACCTGCACAGGCGCCTGCGGCCTACGTCGAGGGTCGCCCGCGAGGATCACACCGACCTGATCGTGTGCCAGGCCGCTGTCGATGAGTTTCTGGTAGCACTGCCCAATCAACTCGCGTCTGTGGGCGAGGAAGAGGACGCGTTTCCCCTTGCGGACGGCACCCGTGATAATCGCCGCGGCGATCACCGTCTTGCCGCCGCCCGTGGGGAGGACCATAAGCACGCGCTTCGAGCCGCGCCCGATCTCGGCGCGGACGGCTGCGATCCCGCTCTCCTGATAGGGACGGAGGGTGATCGTCGGGAGGGGGTCGCTCACGCTGCGACCTCCCGCGGGCCGTCGGCCCAGGCGAGGCCCACGCACGCAGCAGCGATGGCGACGTGCGCCGCGCATGCGACGAGCGCCCGGGGCGACGCCAGCGGGAGCGCGGGGTGCTCGACGGCCGACGCGAGGGCGCGCAGAGCCGCAGCGAGGCGGGCGCGGGTCATGGCGCACCTTCGACGCGGGCGCGTCGGCGAGCGGTTGCCAGCGCGAGGTGCCAGGCGACGACCACGCCGCTCTCGGGGTCGCGCCAGTGCCGCGGGTGCTCGTCGGAGGGCGTCCACCCGCGGTCGGCGATCTCGTCGGCTGCCGCGTCGGTGCAGCGCGTCGCCCTCGTCACCTGATACGGCCCTGCGATCATGCGCTCGGCGACGCTGTCGATGTCGGTGGCGCTGGCCTCTGCCGCCACATGGGCGCGGTAGCGGTGGCGACGGCAGAGTCGCGCGAGGTGCGATCGGTCGTCGGCGTCGTGGGACGCGGCGATGTGGGCGCATCCGGCGACGGGGCACGGCTCGACGGGGGCGCGGTCGCCGCTGGGCCTCGCGGCAAGGGGTCGTGCCCGATGGAGCGAGGGGACGTCCCACGGCCACGGAGGCGGAGGCAGCGTGGCGAGGGTCACGCGCCCCCGAGGCCAAACAGGCCGCCGTGCGACGCGCTCGCAGCCGTCCGAAGGTTGCGCGTGCCCTGCTGATAGTAACTGCCCTTGAGCTCGGCGCCCACGAAGCGCCGACCGAGCTCAAGGGCGACGTGCCCCTCGCTCCCGATGCCAGCGAACGGTGACAGCACTACGTCGCCGGGGTTAGACCACAACTCAATGCCGCGCCGGATCACCTCCAGTTGCAACGGGCAGATGTGGCGCTCGTCGTCATCCTCGCGGGCGCTGCGATATTGCAGGGTGTCCGATGGGTTGATGTCCATCCACACGGGCGATGCGATCTGCTGCCACCGGCTCACCGGGTATCGCTCGGCCGAGTGCTTGATGCGGTCGGGGCACTCCCCCGGCGCTCGCATCGTCACGAGGTAGTCTGCGAGGCCCATGCGGCTCATCGCGGCGTTCTCGCGCACGGTCTTGTGGAGCAACCCCAGCGCCTTGGTGCGCTGCATCTGCGTCACGGGGTCTTTCCAGATACACACCTCGGCGTGGAAGGTGAACCCGCCCCGCTGGAACGCCCGGATGAGGTCGCCGCGGAAGTCGCGCAGCCCGATGTAGCCGTCCTTCTCCTTTGAGGTCGGGTACGTCATGCAGTGAAACGATACGTTACGGCCGGGCTTCATTGCGTATCGGAGGGCGTCCACCGTGAATGCGAAGTGCTCGAAGAACTCGCCGTAGTTTCGCACGTTCCCCATGTCGCGAGAGCTGTTGGAGTAGGTGTAGAGCGACGCGAAGGGAGGCGAAAAGATGGAGTAATCCATGCTCGCCGCGGGCAGGCTGCGCATCACCTCCACGCAATCGCCGTTGTAGAGAGCCCAGGTGTCCGTCACGACCTGATCAATCACCGATGACTTGGTACCGTCCATCATGACACCTCCGATCGAAGCCAGCTGGGAATCTCAATCACGGCGTTCGGCGCGTATTCGTTCGTCACGCGGGTCTGCCCGCTGACCTCGGCGCGCACCGCATCGCGCGTCTCCGCGGACAAGGCTTCGGACATCGCGGTGGCGTCGCGCTCCTTGCGCTTGAGGTTCGCCACGACGGCGCCCTCGGCCTCGCTGGCGTAGATCGTCACCTCGACGGGGCGGCGCTGGCCGAAGCGCCAGAAGCGGCGGACGGCCTGGTAGTAGGCTTCCCAGGAGTCAGTCACTCCGACGAATGCCGTGCGGGCGCAGTGCTGCCAGTTGAGGCCGAAGCCGCAGATCGAGGGCTTCGTAACGAGCACGCGAATCCGCCCCGCGGCGAAGTCGGCCAGCCGCGCCTCCTTCACGTCGAGGTCGTCGCTACCGCGAATCTCGACGGCGCCGGGGATCGCCCGGGCGAGGGCGTCGCTCTCCGCATTGAGGTCGCACCACACGACCCATGCCTCCGCATCGGCGTTGACCTTCGCGGCGCACGCGGCCACCCGCGCGTCGGTCGACGCCTTGCGAGCGCGCTGGCGTTCGGACAGCTCTCGCGCCTCGACGGCGAACAGCATCCCGGTGGCGCGCACGGTCTTCGCGTCGGTCGCGACGATGTGGTCGCGCACCGTCAGCGGGGGGAGGTCATACGCACCGTCGTCATATCCGAGGTCGGAGGGGCGACGCACAAGCGCGGCCCACGTCGAGACGAAGCGCCAGAACTCCGCGCGAGCGTGACCCTTGAGCCTCCACACCTGGGTTTCGCCCCCGTCGTGGCAGAAGAACTCCGCGAGCATCTCGACGCGCGAGCACACACCCAGGAACTCGGCGTGCGTGCCGAGTTCCGCCCAGTCGTTGGGCGCGGGCGTGGCCGTCGCGCACAACTTCCACGCGGTCGACGCGAACGCATCCAGCAACGTGCGGAGCGTGCGGCTGTTGTAGTGCTTGATGCAGCTGCTCTCATCCAGCACGACGCCCGCGAAAGCCGCCGCGTCGAAGCGGTGGAGGCGGTCGTAGTTCGTGACGTTGATGCCCGGCCGCACGTCCCCGGCCTCGCGGCACAGCGTCGCAGGGATGCCGAAGCGCGCGCCCTCGGCCACCGTCTGCGCGCCCACTGCGAGCGGCGCGAGCAGGAGCACGCTCCCTCCCGTGGCCTCGCAGACGACGCGCGCCCATTCGAGTTCCATCAAGCTCTTGCCGAGGCCGGTGTCCGCGAAGATCGCGCCGCGTCCGCGCCGCAGCGCCCACCCCACAAGGTCGCGTTGGTGGGGGAGCAGGTGCGACGAGAGCGCGGGGAGCACGGCGATA